TGAGGGAAGGTATATACAAGAACTTGTAAGGGAAGGTTTCAAGTTCCATGGAGCTTGCAGCTTGGAGCTTGACGCTTGTCGCTTGTTATTCAACAAGCTTGGAGCTTGAAGCTTGGCGCTTGTGGCTTGCAGCTTGATGCTTGTCGCTTGGCGCTTGTGGCTTGAGGCCCGGACCAGGCGAACGTTCGCACTCACCGTCGTGAGCTCTTAAACTAATTGCCTGATCCAGTTTATTACGTAGCTTGCGTAATTCTTTATAATATTTTGGGTGTCTCCACATGTCAATGTTTACCATAAGAAACTGTTTTAATTGTGGCGTCCCAGCATGCCCGGCAGTCTCTGCATTCATTGTTTTGTTTTGCAGCTGGACAGCTGGCCCCTGAGCTCACCACTTCTGAAGAGTTGGGCCACGAAGCAGGCGCCCGCTGGTTAACCATGGGCGCGCTAAATCGTATGACTAAATTGTTAGGCTTGTCTGTCAGGTGGTCCTTTATCCATGCTTCACGGGTTGGGAGCCAGTGACGCTTGCCAGGTGTTAACCTGCAGACACTGTAAATTTTTTGTAAGTGATCTAGATCCTGAACGTCCCCGCTGTCATGCCATCTAAACACATCGGGCTTCTTGCTGTTGATCAGGTGTGCCATTGCCTGGACCCATGCTGGGTCTTGTATAGCTCGCAGCCTTCGATACTGTGCATCCTGAACAACCTTGAACACGTAACAACCCTTGAGCGCGTAACAGTCATAACAGACAGAGCCCTCAACGTCCCTGAGCTTGTGGCCAGTCTTGCATTCCTTCGCAGGTAAACCTATTGACCATCCAGGCATCTTTGAAGGCTTGCTCAATGAGCCCCCTATAATTTTTAAAGCGTCTTTTGTTTGCATAATTTCTTTCTCCTTGATTCTCCTATAACATTATAATTCTTTCTTGTCAAGCTTGCGGCTTGAAGCTTGCAGCTTGTCGCTTCTTTTTTATAACCATTGGCCCGCAGCCAGCGCCAGTGATTTATTAATACTCTAATACTTTCTGAACCGTTTCTCATAATTTCTTTCTGATCCCAGGTCCATCCCACCCTTTCGTTTGTTACATAGACACTTATTAATGTGCCAGCGTAATGGACCAGGGATCAGTGGCGTTGCGGAAAACTCCGAAGAGTGTACTTGGCCAACGCCCAAATCCTACCTGCTTTTGCTGGTGCAGGTCCCAGAAAGATTTATAGTTTTGAGTAGCGATAAATCTCTAAATGAGGCTAACATATCCTATATAATACTTGACAATCCTTTTGTCAAGTGTTAAAAACAAATCATGCAAACAAACAGAAAGGCACAAATGACTAGAATAAGACTAAATCAAGAGTATCGTAATAAGATTGCTAATCGTATGCGAGTACACCTTGAACAAGAGGACACGCAAGAAAAACAAAAGTATGACACTTTGAAAGCAGAACAAATTGACATAAATGACAATGCGTGGAAAGTTGCTGAACAAATAGTAAGACGACACTATACCGAAGATGATGTTGAAAAAGCATACTATCTTCAAAATAAGTTTGAAAATGTTTCTACTATTGCAAAAGATAGTTGTTTTCATTTTCATTATATGGGCGAGAAAGAGGAACGAGATTACGATAACAATGTTAAGATTGTTCCAAGTACCATTGAAAAACATTTTGATTTTAGATTAAGTGGTAGCTTTGATACTGACAACAATTCTTCATATTCAAGAAGTGATAATGAATATGGTTATGCTTTGTTTCGTGATGAACTAAAAGCACAAGAAGATTGCAACCCAGATATTTTGATTGAACAAGAGGGCAAAGATAATAACCCACACAAAACAAAATATACTGACAACAATAATAAGTATCTTGGTAGTGATGATAGTGGCTATGGCAAACAATGGAATGAAAAATATCAATTAGATTTAATTGGTAGAGATTATTGTAGAGATCGTTCTATTGCTTGTACTGAACAAGAGTTTAATTTTTTAATTGAGTGGAAAGCACAAAAGGGAAGATTTGTTGTTGCACACTCAAAATGGATTAACTCTATTTTAGACCAAATGAAAGAAATTAAAGTTGGTTTAAAAGGTTATAAATATTTAGATGAAGCACTAGAACTTTGTACTGAACTTGGTTTAAATATTACTGACGCAGAAATAATCAGAACTAATAGTACAGGACTTGTTATTTATAATCCTAAAAATCTTGCTGAAAGAATTAAGGGTATGAAAAACAAAAATCAATCAAGAGCAGATAAGATAAAAGCGAGGTTATTGTACGAAAATAATAATGCAGAAAGTGTAAATTAACTATTGACACCCTATCCTATTTAATATAGGATAGGGATAGAAAGAGAGAAATACATATGACTAAAACATTTTATATTACTTATTGGGCTAACAAGCACAAAAAACATATAACAAGACAAGGCAAACATGACGAAAAAAGCAGATATGGTACATCTAAAAAAGGTGTTCCTTATTATGTTTATTATGACTTAGATAGTCATGGTTATAGAACTGCGACTACAAGTTGGAAAGTGAGGCACTAATGGAGTGGTTTTTATTTTTAACAATAATGAGTTTAATAGCATTAAGAGTATGGAGGGACATGTAATGATAGGACGATTATTAATGGTACTAGTTGGATTAGTATTAGGAATGTTGGGAGTAATAACAACAGTTCATTCCGACCACAATGTATTGGGAGTATTAATTACTTTTAGTGGAGTGGTATCAATGTTAGAGGGGTTGCCAAATCATGACGTTTAATTGGTGCCATGGTCCAAGTTGTCATACTAACGAAACACAGGACCGAGTGCGAGGTAGTAAAGGAAACAAAGTATTAAGAACTAGAAAGGTTAGCACTAATCATTATATCAGACCATTTGGTTTAGAGGGTGGCAGTATATGGGCATACTTTTGTAGTCAAAGTTGTTTAATGAACTTTGTTAATAAACATGGTCAAGCAATGTTGCAACTAGAGCCAAGACAAGAGCCACTAGAAACACCTATCAAGGACCCTGTTAAAGATACTGAGAGTCGTTGGAATAGTTGGACCATTGAAAAAAGAGTTTGACAATGATTGACTTATCCTATATTATCCCAGATATGACAACACAAATAAAAGCAACGAACCCATACTCTGGACAATCTACAATGTTAACACCAGAAGAACACAAGTTATACATCGAGATTAAACAGGCAGAATGGGACGAGGACTACGACACAGTACGTAAAGGCTTAGACAAGTTTAGTAGAATGAATGCTAGCGCATACATGACATTACTAGACTAACTCTCTTGCCCTGGCCCTAACGGGCCAGGGCACATCTCATAGAGGTACCAGACCCAATCCCAAAAACCAAACTTCTATAAAACCGATACCCAATAAAAATAAAAGGGGTCCCACTACTCTAGGTTGTATTGCTTGATTTACAGAGTTTTACCTGGTAAAAACATTATGAACACCTAAGATGGTGCAAAAAAATTTTAAAAATTTTTTTATGAAACAGAATATAGATATAAGTAAACTACCTGCTGACGTTCGAAAAACATTTAAACAAATGCAAGTTCTGCTCGCAGAAAAAAAGATACAGTCAAAAGCAAAGAATGATTTTCTATCTTTTGTAAAATGCGTTTGGCCAGAATTTGTAGAGGGGTCCCATCACAGGCACATAGCAGAAAAATTTAATAAACTTGCAACAGGAGAAATTACAAGACTAATTGTAAACATGCCCCCTAGGCATACTAAATCTGAATTTGCATCTTACTTACTACCTGCGTGGATGGTGGGCCGTAATCCAAAACTAAAGATCATTCAAGCAACCCACACTGGAGAACTAGCAATTCGTTTTGGTCGTAAAGCCAAGAACCTAATTGACTCTGAAGAATACGCAAAAATATTTCAAACAAGACTGCAAGAAGATAGTAAAGCCGCTGGTAGGTGGGAAACAGCACAAGGTGGCGAATATTTCGCAGCAGGTGTCGGCGGTGCCATCACCGGACGGGGTGCTGACTTATTAATCATTGACGATCCACATTCAGAGCAAGATGCCATGTCACCGACGGCAATGGAGAATGCTTACGAGTGGTACACGTCAGGACCTAGGCAACGTTTACAACCTGGAGCAAAAATTATTTTAGTAATGACACGTTGGTCTATCAAAGATCTAACCGGTCAATTGATTGCAAATCAAAAAGAAGCGAAAGCTGATCAGTGGGACGTGGTCGAATTTCCGGCAATCATGGACCACGGAAAAGTAACTAAACCAGTCTGGCCAGAGTATTGGAAGCTAGAAGAATTAGAAAAGGTCAAAGCAACACTGCCCACGGCTAAATGGAATGCGCAGTGGATGCAACAACCAACTAGTGAAGAAGGTGCAATATTAAAACGAGAATGGTGGGCTAAGTATACAGGTGATGACATACCACCGCTTTATCACGTTATTCAAAGCTACGACACAGCATTTTTAAAAAAGGAAACAGCTGATTATAGTGCGATAACGACATGGGGATTGTGGTATCCTGAAGAGGATGCACCAGCTCAATTACTACTATTAGATGCTATTAAAGGTAGATATGAGTTTCCAGAGCTTAGAAGAATGGCTTTAGAGCAATATTCTTATTGGAAACCGGAGACAGTTATAGTAGAATCAAAGGCATCAGGTTTACCTTTGACGTATGAGTTAAGGCAAATGGATATACCAGTTGTTAACTTTACACCGAGCAGAGGAAATGATAAACATGCAAGAGTAAATGCATGCGCACCACTTTTTGAGTCTGGAATGATATGGGCGCCAGATCAAAAGTTTGCTGAAGAAGTAATTGAGGAATGCGCTGCGTTTCCGTATGGAGATCATGATGACTACGTCGACAGCACGACACAAGCAATCATGCGTTTTAGGCAGGGCGGGTTGTTACAACACCCCGAAGATTACGTAACACAAAACAACGAAAAGGCTCGTAAAAGGAATTATTATTAATGACACCGATCATTAGAAGATTTGTAATGAAACTATTATCCAAGGACCAAGGTTCTGGGATCACGAAACTACCAGGACAGATGCAGTCAGGATTTCAAGAATCCATCATTACAGAAAAATTAGTTCGTAACGGTTATGACCCAAGAGT